ACTGTTACGCGGGTCTCGATTTGGCGAGTACTGAAGATTTAACGGCTTTTGTTTTAATCTTTCCGCCTATCTATGAAGGCGAACCTTTTAAGACGGTGGTCTATAGCTGGGTAACTGAGGCGGCAGTAGAAAGGCGCCAAGGTAAAACGGGAGCGGACTACAATAAATTTATAGGTAAAGGCGAGCTCACGGTAACACCGGGCAACGTAACCGACTATAAATATATTAGCGAGGCTATTTACGAAGCTGCGGAAATGTTTAATATAAAAGCGATCGCTTATGATAGATGGAATAGTAGCAGCTTAATAGCGGAGCTTGCCGAGGAGGAGCTACCGGTAGAGCCGTACGGCCAGGGTTTCGCAAGTATGAGCCCAGCGGTTAAGCAGTTAGAAATATGGATAAGGAGCAACCAAATAGCTCACACGGGAAACAACCTACTAAGGTGGTGCGTAAGCAACGTACAAGCTAAAACGGACCCGGCAGGTAATTTAAAGTTTGATAAAAGTAAAAGCTCCGATAAGATCGACGTCGCGCAAGCTTGGGCTATTGCTGTAGGTATATGGCTTACGAAGCATAGGAGCGATGATAACGACGGTAGTATATACGATGAGCGGGACCTTATTATACTGTAATGACTGTAGAAGAAGCTAAAAAGCTAACTTTTTTTTTAATAGATAAAAATATTCACGCTTGGCCCCAGCTCACTAAGGGCGGGGCCTGCGTAAATATTTTAGTAGAAGGGGAATGCTACAAGCTAAATAAATCGGAAAATTTTTACGGGAAAGTTTGCATAAATAAAAAGTAGTCGTATATTTGAAGTGTCAAACAACAACAACTAAAAAACACTACAAATGACTACTACAGCAATCAACCCAACAGCAACAGTAAAAGTAAACTTCTTCGTAAACGCTAAATTTCCAAGCCTAAATAAAAACGACTGGTTCGAAGATTACGAAAGCCAACTAGACGAAACGCTAGTAACTAAAGCTTTAGTACAAGAGCTAGTAATTTTAACTAACGAAGATTTTAACGAGTTTAAGTACTCTCTTTTAAACGACCAAGAATGGTTAAGCGGTAAAGGTGGACACGATAGCGAGTACAAAGTAAGCGACGAGCTAGAGTGGTTTCAGCTAACGGAAGAGCAGCAGAACCTTTGGAGAGCTCAAGCTTACCGCCTAGTTATTATGGTTCAAAATCAAAACGGCGAAAGCATCCTAGTAGATCCGCAAGGCTACAACTACGCCCGCTACTGCGGAGTAACAGTAAAATAAGAGAAGCCCCGGAAGGGGCTTTTTTATTACCCCTAAAAAAAAATATGAAAAAAAATAGCATTTTATTTGCAGGGGAAAGAAAAGGCCGTATATTTACACCAGTAATAACAACAACAGCAAACAAGATGACTACTACACAACGCTACACTATCGAAGATCAGTACGGAGATAAAGTAATTTTCTCTATTGAGAATAACTACAGAGGCGAGGTATTCGCTAAGTACGACTGTAGACTAGAAGTAAGCCACGGTAAATACGCTACAGAGTACAAAAACGAAGACAGCTTTTATAAGGCACTACGCAGAGCAGAGAAAACAATATCTGCAAAAGCTACTTATACCGAACAAGGTTTTTAATATGCAAGACTGGCAGAAACAGCTACTATATAAAGAGCGCTTTATGAGAATTAAAAGAGTAATACAATACGCCGGCGCTGAGATCTTAGAGACCCAGCCCGGCTTATTTACCGCCCTACCAAATACACCTAGCTTCTACGGAAGCCGCAAGTTTAACAGCTTAGAAAAAGCTAAATTTTATTTAAAGCAATGGCAAAGAAAGTGATGACCCCCGAAGACAAAGAAAACCGTAATATAGCTCTAGCGATTGGCGCAGGTCTATTAGGCTTTCCAGTACTAACCTTAGTATTTAAGCTTTTCGCTTTTGTGCAGTTTATAGCTTTTGGTTATGTTAGCTAATGAGGTAGAGTACTACTGCCAAAGCTGCGGAACCTATACCGCCAGCTTAAGTAATATAACTGCGTTACAAATTTGCGAACCCTGCGCCGCAGGGAATGACTTAGAACAAGAGGATACTATTTTATTTATATGAGAATTATTTTAGTAGAGCATAAGAGCTCTAGAAAGGTAGAAGGGTATAGAACCCTTACCAAAGCTTGCAAGGCCTTAGACATCAACTACAGCACTATAACGAAGATTATAAACGCCAACTGCAACTACTACGAAAACGAAAGAATAAAACTAACGCGCCTTCCTATACAATAAAAAACGTAACCAAGCAAGGAAATAAAAAACTTTTTTGTATATTTGCCTAAAGTATATACTCTAGGCTTTGGCAGAAAATAATAACAGCGGGCTGTTTGCTCGTATTTTTAGAAGCTCCCCGGAAAACCCCAGTACGAGTTTAAGTAACCCGGCTGCGTGGCTTACGGGGCTTTTTGGTACCAGTAAGACGGGAGTACAAGTAAGCGAAGATAACGCGCTTACTTTTAGCGCTGTTTATGCAGCTGTAAGAATAATTAGCGAGACGATCGCTAGTATACCTCTAAACGTCTACCAAGCGGACGGGGAAACCCGCGTAAAAGCTGTAGGCCATCCAGTACAAGACCTTTTAGCTAAAGCGCCTAATAGCGTTAGCTCTACCTTTACCTTTCGCGAGGCTATGGCCTCTAATTTAGTGCTACACGGTAACGCGTACGCTAAAATAGAAATGAACGCGGCAGGACGCCCTACGGCGCTTATACCTCTTAACCCTATGAAGGTCGAGGTAAAAGTAGTAGACGGCGAGAAGGTTTACGTATTCGATAAAAAGCACACTTACTTAGATTACGAAATGCTGCACTTTGTCGGCCTAAGCTTTAACGGCTTAACCGGAAAGAGCCCCTTATCAATGGCACGCGAAGCCGTAGCTATTGGGCTAGCGGCCCAAGAGTACGGCGCGCGTTTCTATTCTAATGGCGCTAACGCCGGCGGAGTTATTACCGCTCCTGGTAGATTGAATACCGAGGTAGTAAAGAGACTACGCGAAAGCTGGAACCGTGCCCAATCGGGTAATAGTAACTCACATTCTACCGCGATACTTGAGGAAGGTATGAAGTACGAGAAGATAGGACTAGATCCGGAAGCGGCCCAGTTCTTACAATCTCGTAAATTCCAAGTAAACGAAATAGCTAGAATATTTAGAATACCTCCGAGCTACTTAGCAGATTTAGAGAATAGCTCGACGCGTGCTAATACGGAACAGCAGGCTATACAATTCGTTAGGGACTGTATAACGCCTTACGTTCGCCGTATGGAGGTAGAGCTAAACCGTAAGCTATTTAGAGAAGACGAGCCTAACCTTTACGCTTACTTCACTATGGAGGGGCTAATGAGAGGAGACCAAAAGGCTAGGTATGAAGCTTACGCTACAGCTCGCCAATGGGGCTGGCTATCGGTAAACGATATTAGAGACCTAGAGAACCTTAACCCGGTAGAGGGTGGGGACATTTACCTACAGCCTTTAAATATGGTGCAGAGTGGGCAGGACGATACTAACGTAGACGCCGACTAATGCCCTGGACTGACTACCCACAAGCTGCAACCGATAACGCTAAAAGAGCGCTAGCTATCCGCGAGGAAGAGGGAACCGACTGCGGTACTCCGGTAGGCTGGGAATCCGCTAGGATCATAGCCAACCGCGAAGCGGTAAGCGAGGATAGGCTACCGCGTATTTACAGCTTCCTAAGTAGAGCTAAGACCTACGACCAAGGCAGCTTTAAAGATGAGGACGGTAAGCAGATTTGCGGCTCTATTATGTACGCGGCCTGGGGTGGCGATGAAATGCACCGCTGGGCAGAAAGAACCTTAGAGAATATGGAAGAAGAGAAAAGCTTACGCCACATTAAAAGCGTAGAAGAAACAGCTACCGAGATAATTATAACCTACGGCAAAGCTGAGGCAATGGAAGAGGCCGGCTACGATAAAGAAGACGAGCGCGCGGAAGCAGGCGAGTTAAAGGTAGGCGACTTTGTGAGCTGGGACAGCTCCGGCGGTAGAAGCCAAGGCAAAGTATTAGAGATTACTACGGACGGCCAAATAGTAGCAGACAGCGGCTTTAAAGTAAACGGC